TGATTTGGTCTCCCAAATTATCTGAAGACTCAACGAAGTTGGTCTTAGGGAAAACCAGATCGAGATACTGGAGTTTCTTTTCTACTAATAGAGGGTTCTTTTTCGCATCGCTAATATTGGATGCATAGATGACGTGGTCTGCGCTTTTCTGCTCAGCCAGTTTCTTGACAGATCTTACGAGAACTTCGTGTGCTAATGTTGGAGGGTTGAATCTCCCACAGGCTAGAACAACAGTTTTAGAAGGCAATTCCTTCAAGAAATTCTTGTAATTTTTCATTTAACCCATCTATAAAGTAGTAATAAGAATTATTTATTCTTTTTAATCTTTATGCCCCATACCTTTACGGACATCTTTATACATCTCAGCTTTATGCTCATCACTCATCTTAGACGGAGCACCTTTATGGAATTCTTTATGGTTACCAGAGGCAGCGTGTTCACGCATTTTACTGGCTGACATTCCCTTAGTTCCCTCAGCATCTGGGTCACGTTTACCTGAAGAATGGACAGTTATAGACTTAAAATTGTAGTGACCATGAGCAGAATCTTTACCATTGTATTTGTGTAGCAGATCGTGCATCTCTTGTTTACGATCAGAGCCAGCTACTACATGAAGGTGATGCACACCTTGTTTGTGTAGCTCAGCAGCATGGTGAAGAATAGTAGGTTGTTCTTTGGAGGCAGACTTCACCTTAGTTCCTGGGAAAGCACGACCAGCGTGTTTAACTTTCTGTTCACCAGTTAATGGATTCTTCTTAGCGTCTTGGCTATGAGAAACAATAACAGTATGATCTGCTTTGTGTTTCTTTGCAACATCATGAACTTTATTAACAACAGCTTCGTGACCAGAAGTGATCGGGTTCATACGACCGAAAGCCATCACGTGATGTTTTTCTTCAGCTTCGACTAGGTATGTGTTAAAGGATTTCATTAGCAGTTCCACTTTCTGAGAGCGAGTGCCTTACGGGTAGGCTCGCCATTTGGTTTTTTCATTGGACCTTCTACTCCAGACATTCTAGCGCAGAAAGACTTGCGACGATTGGCAGCTTTACTTCCTGGCTTTAGTTTGCTAGGTTTTGTAGTTACTGGTGCCTTCAGGTTACCACCTTCTGTTCTGTTATAATGGTCACGACCCTTTTGCGTCAGACCACCAGTAGAAGACTTGTATCCTTTAGCATCGACTGCTGCTTCTTTAATACAAGATCCCTTTGAGCATGGCGCAGTTCCTGGCTTGCGTTTATATCCAGTCCAGCAGGTACAACCTGTCTTATTTGTTTCTTCTAGGTATTCTTTAAACGAGACCATTTTATCTTGCCTTTAATAAGTTTGATCGAGCGAACTCGGCACGATTAACTAACTTAGTTGGTTGGTTATCGTGATGAACGACGAAACCTTCTGGTTTGGACTTCTTACCATCGATATGATGTTCAAGTCCACCTTCGTGAGTTTCAAGATGCTTAACTAAAGTGTTCTTTGCTTGTTGCAAGTGCCCATGCATATTTAACAAATTAGTATAGTGTTCTTTATTCTTTTCAATATGAGTAACCTGAGAAGATCCTTCAGCACGTTTAGCACTTTGAGATTTTTCAGTTTTAACTTTAGATGCTTGCTTCTCATAGTGAGAAGTAATATGATTTTGAAATCCCTTAGCAGAAGGTTTCTCACCAGTACGAACAGTTGAGTTAATGTAAGTTGCTAGGTGTCCAGCATCACCAGAGTGAGAAGCATGAACAGCGTTATACATTTTATGACCATGTTCATCATGAATTTTCTTAGCAGCATCCATATGCCCTTGGAATTTCTTTTGGGCAGAAGCAGGATAATTCACTTTACTGGTATCGTGAGATGGGGATTTTTGATATACGTCTGGGTGTTGTTTGAAACCCTTTTCGTTCTCTAAAGGTTTAGCATGCATAGATGCCAAATCTTTACCGTGATATTGCGTATGAGTAACAATACCTACATGAGAGTCTTTTACTTTCTTGGCTTCATCGCCATGAGCAGTGTAGCTAATAGTGTTAGGTTTGAAAGTAGCAGTACCCTTCTTTTCATCATGGTGCACATCAGTCTTTGAGTGCATCAAGTCTCCTTGGAAAACACCTTTCTTTGGAGCAACCTTTGGGAGATGAGTAAGAGCAGCAGATAATTTATCAACAAGACCTGGAGCATGTCCATGGTGCTTTTGAATATCATCGTGGGTATAATTTAACTTTGGGTTCTTGTTGAACGCAGACTTAGAAGCAACGAAGAATTTACCTGTCTCTGGGTGATGACCATAAACAACGGCAGGGCTACCATCATATTTCATGGAAAGGCTGCTATCAGTTTTACCAGACTTGATATGCTCATGAGCATGAGACAATGCACCATGGGCATGTTCAAATCCTTGGTGTCCATGCATCAGAGGACGATCCTCAGCGTGATGGATATGCTTTAACTTAGCACCCTCTTCTTCTTCTTTTAAATATGTCTGAAATTTTAACACTTCTTTTCCAATCTATAACCTATTATACCCTAGTTTTGCAATTTTGTCAAGCATTTTTTTCATAACCCTACCCTCTGTAGGGTTATTTTTCTCGTTTAAAATCAACGACTTAGCATACCATTAGACCAAAAATGGGTTAGTCTTCTTGGTTCCTGGCTTCACAGAGTACTTACTCTCAGGCATCTGAGCAATTTTGATCTCAGCCTGCACTTCATAAAATTCTGAACGAGTTGATACACGAACCTTAAAGTCACCCCTACCTGAAAGTAATGGGATGGCAGCACCCAAACCGAATGGGTCTTTATTTGAGATGCGATAGAAGTCATCACCTGCTTGCATATAGTAGGCAGGTTCAGCCTTACCTTGAGTATAGTGTTCTGTTACAACCTTACCAAGATCCATATTAGCACTGTTGGCTATGTAGCGATTCACGTTAGGTTGTGCGAAATATCTTTTCATAGTCTCAAGAGGAACTGCTCCTGGCTCTTTCAATCCACTCTTAGTAGTTGGAATCTTGAGAGATCTAAATGGGATACCAGAGAACTCGGCAATCGCCTTAAGAAACAGTTTAGTCTTTGGATCTTTGTTCAGAATGTTAACCGCAGCTGCTGCTGATGGTGTTTTGTAAGTAGTTTTCCAAACACCATTCTCATAGTAAACACGTGGATTAGACAGGTTGTCTGTGTGATTCATCTTCACTTCCATCCAGTGTGTTTTCTTTTTATACGTAATTCTGACGTCTGCGTAAGCAGTATCTCCAGGTGGACGCTCAGCCTTAACCCCTGGAATTTTATTCACATTCTTAGCAACGTCGGCTTCGTATTTGTCTGATGCAGCACTCATTAGCAATTTACCTATTAATATAACATTTTATTATTTAGGTCAAATTTTGCGTTGAAATTTCCTATCCCACTTACCTATCTGTTCCATTATCTTTCTTGGAGACGTGTTGTTTCTGAAGTCATAGTCAAAGGTCTTCAGAAAGTAATGTAATGTTCGGGAGTCTTTGTGAGCATTAGTCTTATGTCTTTTCAACAGAAGATCTATGTCTAGTCTAGGTTTGTTGGATTTGAAGTCAAGATATACGCAGTGGGCATATGCTTGAATCTCATCAAACTCAGACAGGTATCTTCTCTCTGAGTCTTTCTTTTTGATACCAACTTTTTTGTAAGGTACTACGATGGAAGGGTTGCAATCATTGCGACGATCATATTGCATAAGATGTATCAACTCATGCATGAGAGTTTGTATCATGCGGTATTTGAATGCGTCCCAAGTCTTTTGAGTAAACTTGAAAGTATCAAATTCTAATGTGTAGATTTGTATTGCGCAGCGTCTTTCTTCTGGAGCATACTCGCCACCTATGGCAACATGAGTATCAAAGACTTTGGCATTAGAAGGTTTATGACGCCACTCAATCTTAGTGCGCCACTTTTTGAAATAGTTGGAAAGACCTTTAGAGTCATTCTCGTACTCGTCCAGATCTTTCCAAATTTTAGAGGGTATCAGTTTTGCTCTGAAAGGTCTCTCATAGAAATTAAGAATTTCTATCCAATCAAAGTTTAGAGTCTCTAGGTAATGCATATTCCAATCCTATTTAAATGGTATTGGTTCTGCCATTCCCCTTTCCCAAAAATACAACTCAATCTCCTGGGGGAGTAGCTTCCTCATCCCTCTTAGAACTTTCTTGTTATCTTCGTAGTGACGCTGAACACCCAATTCCAAGACTGTTTGCGTTTTAAAGTTTACAGCATTTTGAACTGTTCTTGAATCCGACAAAAGGTGGAATCCAAGAACTCTGTCACCATAATATTTATTCAACCAAGTCTTTGTAGCGTCCCAAACCCTTGGCTCTCGCTTTCTTGCAGAGATAGCATAGAACTGGTTTTCGTTGGGATTTAACAACGCTGTGGCGTTGGCGTACCAATCAATAAGGAATTCCTGTCTGGCTTTCCTCTCGGAGCCATTCATCATTCCCCACTTCTTTTCATTTGGAGGTGGCTGTTCAGCCAACACTCCATCGATGTCATAGGATACAATCATAAAATTAAGGGATCAACCTTTCCAGTCTTCTCAACAACAGCCTTCTGAAATTTCCAAATCTTCTCACGCATCTCTACAGGTAAAGAGGCAAACTCATCCAGCTTTTCTTTTGTGTCTGCAGGGAAAGCCCAACCCAAACCATCGTTACCTTTAGGTGCGCATACAGGAATACCAGCATAAAGAGCATGGTAAGCACGACCAGTTCTCCAGCCAGTCTTCTTATGTTTGTCATCATACACAGCCAGACAACCATGGAACTGCTGGTAGAATTTTCTACGATCTCTTTGTTGTGGATTTTCCAAAATCTCCAAAGCATCATAGTCTGACCACTCAGCTTCTTTACCTGCGATTGCAAGACTTCGTGAAGAAGTAAACTCTTTGAAGTATTTGGTTCTGCCACTTGGACGACCAATGTAGATAACCTTAGGGATGCTACCAGCGTGAAACTCTGCGAACTCCATACCAGAAGCCATCGGCAAGTCGACTACAGTAACTCCGATAGGGCACTTCAAAACTTTATGAACCTCGTCACAGTTGGTTGCGTTTGCAGCAACAGTCCAACGTGACCAGTCTTCATCAGGCAGCAACTCCCACAGGAATGGAAGATCTGGATCATCGTTCAAGAAGATGATGCGACCTTTGTGCGCTTTGATCATTTCAATAGTCTTGTCCCAATACTTCTGATAAAACTGTAGGTTAGTTCCACCGAACTCGAGCATAAGCACATCACACTGCTGGTACGTATCAAAGGTTTCAAACCCATCGTCTTTAGTTGGGTCGGTTGCTTCTGATAGCGGAATGATTTGGTAACCAAAGTCAAGCATGTTCTTGAACAGAGCAACACGTTTCTCAACCCATGCTCCACGAACACCATTCTCTTTATTGGTCAAACCGATCTTACCAGATACTCTGCGGTAACCAACTTTACTTCCAGTGTTGGAAGAGTTCTTGGAATAAAACCACTCCAACATTCTTTCCTCACCTAAAAATTCATGTAAAGACATTATAACTCCAAATTAGTCAACTTATTAACATCGCCAAGCGATCCACGATAAAACGAATTAAACGCCAAAGAAACTCTGGCTTCATTATTCTTATTGGTATTGACTCCGTGCAACATATGTGATGGGAACAATACAATCATATTTTGTTTAACATTGATAGGCATGTGGTCAAGATTAAACTTAGTCTGCTTAGTTATCTTGGGTTTGATACCGTAAGATTTATCCTTAAAGAAAATTATCTGACTCGGATCTTTACTAATATAAACTACTCCGCTGATGATACTATTGTCATGGCAGTGTGTATGATGTGATGTATTTTTATCGTTAAAGTTTATCCAAGACTGAGTAACCTCAAGAGTAACACCTTCTGCTCCAATGATATTGATTAGATATTCTTGGAGGTGTTTATTAACCTGCGCCTTCAAAGATGACAATTCAGGTTTATCCAAAACAAAATTATCATTAGATGTTGCATTACCATACACATTCGGGTAGGTTTCAGTTTTAATGCTCTGTATATAAGCAAGCTCGTGAAACTGAAACTCTACCGTTGATTGGTAAAGTGGCGTTGGAAATAAACCGAAGACGTTCACCCGAAGAAATCCTCAAGTGATGTTGATTCTGCCTCAGGATGATATTTCAACAATTCACCACGACCAAGTTTTTGTTCGCAATAGTCATACCACTCTTGAGATTCCCACATTCCCTGAGAAACACCATTCCACAGTGGACGTTGCTCTGGGTGTTCTTTATTCAGTCTACGAGACTCAACAAAGTCATAACGACAATCTTCATACTCTTTAGAACCCAACTCAAGCATCTTCTCACGGAAGTATACCACCAAAGAAATACGCTCAGAACCTTCTTCGCAAACGATAGGAGTGTTACCGTGCATAACTTCGTGGTTGTTAATCAACAGCAAGTCACCTGGACGTGGGTTAACAGCAACACGATACTCAGGTGCAATCAAATAACCACCACTGTACTTGCCATCATTAGACAGAGTTAGAAGGTTAGACAGACCATCATTCAAATCGCCAACGTCATAGTGAGCAGCAGTGCGGAATGTTTTGTTTACA